ATTAAACCTAAGAGAATTATCTATTTCATACCCACCACTAACTGAATTAGCACCTAAGATACCAACCATTATACTACCTCGTCTGGAAACTCACCTAGAGGTCTTGATGTAACCTTACCATCGCTATCTGTTGTATAAGTTAATAAAGTTATTAATGCAGCAACATTAGCACAACCATCTATAGCTGTTTCCATAGCATTAACTTTAGTTCTGACTGCTGCTCTATAAGTTGCAATATTACTTGGTACAGAATAATCAGAAACATCTGCTGCTTTGATTACATACCAATCAGTTTTAGCTAGTAAACTTGCTGCTTGTGCGTTGAATTGATTTTTATATTTAGTTTTTAAACCATAAATAACAATTTGATTTCCATCACTATCATTATGAGCATCTCCTGCTGAAGTACCATCAGGTGCTTTTCCTGCATCTATTTCAGCCTGTGTCCAAACTACATTAACATCTGCAATAGCTTTAGCAGTCGCTGTTCCATAACTACCTGTTACTTTACCACTACCGAAAGCATAAGTGATATCTGTATTGATATAGAATGTTTCATCTTTTCTATTTGTTTCATCTATCTCTACAGTATAGATACCAATGGCATTTCTTTCTGCCTCTGTCCATAATGTGTAAATAGACTTTGGATATTTTAAACCTTCTTTAACATCTCCTTCTGACCATATGTGTATTCTTTGACCTGCTTGTTCATGACCTACAGGATATACATCTGCAGTTATATCATCTGCTGAATATCTAGATGTTACTATTTCTAGTCCTTTGTTTCCTTTTAGAAACTTTGTTATACTTCCTGATTCTACTTGTGCAAACATATTACTCCTATGATAATGTTAAATTTAAATTTCTGCCAACTTCTAACCATTTAGCACCATTATATCTAAATACAAAAAGGTCTCCTTTATTAGCAGTTGTTGTTAGTGTTGGTGCAACATCTCCTGTAAACTCATAAGCAGCATTAAATGTAACAGTTCTTGAACCTGTGCCATCTTGTATTAATAGTATTGAAATAAAAGCACCTGTTTGTGAATCTGCAGGAAGACCTAATGTTCTATTTCCTGCAAGTGTTACTTTTGCTACAGGTTGTGATAAACTATCCCAAGTTACTGTTGAGGCATCGGTTAAAGCTACTTCAGGATTAAAAGCTGCTGCTGTAAATTTAGCAAAACCTTGACCTCCTGTACCATCATTAATTTCTAAAACTGAACTTCCATCATACTGTTGAAATATAATATCTTTACCATCTACTTGGGGTTTAAATATTATATCACTAGAACTATTTATCATTTTTACAATGTTAGTTCCTCCAACTGCAAAAATCCAATCTCCACCACCTGCATCAAGGGTTATATCACCTGCAACATCTAATGTTAAATCACCAGATGATAAATCTATTTCTGTTCCATCAATGGTTATGTTGTCTGCTACTAAAGAGCCACCAGTAATAGCACCAGTTGTTGTTATCGTTGATGCACCTGTATCTATAGTACCAAATCCTGAAGTTATAGAACCAGAGTTTAATGCTCCTGTTGTTACAATATTTGAACCACCTACATTATGTCCTGCAAAATAAGTAGAAACAGTATCGACATTGGTCATACGCATTGTACCTGCGTCATTAATTAATATACCATCTCCACTTGCTACTGCTGTAGTGCCTCTTGAAGTACCACCATCAATTAAATTTATTTCTGTAGCTGTTGATGTTACTGCTACATCTTCATTTATTTTTGGTGAAGTTAAAGTTTTGTTTGTTAAAGTATCTGTTGTTGCTTTACCTACTAATGTATCAGTAGCTGCTGGCAGTGTTAAAGTAACATTACCAGAAAAAGCTGAGTGAGCAGGAGCTTGAATTTGTGCATAGTGTGCGTTTGATGATTCACAGTAAAATCTGACTACAGACTGTGCTCCAGCGTTTTTAACATCAAGAACACCACCATTAACTGTTAGATCATCTCCAACACTTATATCACCAGTGACTGTTAAAGAATCTACAAAAGCATCTTTCCATCTAACGCCTGTAGATCCTAGATCTACATCACTATCTGATTGTGGACCAAATATATTGTCACCAAGATAAACTTGTTCTACGTTTGCTGCATAAAAATGTATTTCATCGGCAGTTTCAAAATCTATTTTTGTTTGATCATCTTCACCTATTTTAATATCTGTAGCTAGTAAAGATGTGATTGTAGTTTGAGCTGCACTAAGAGCTAAATCAATTGTATTATCGGCATCTTGATATGTGACTGTAATACCTGTTTCAGTATTACTACTAAACATAGCACCTGTTGTATCTGATATTACTTCAGCTAAAGTTGTACCATTAACTGTTATAGCATCCGCTTCTAATGTACCATCAATGTCTGCATTACCAGAAATATCTAAAGTTGCTGCATCTAATTCACCGGATGCTGTAAGATTTGTAACACCTGTTACAGCACCACCAAAAGCAACATTATTACTTCCATCTTCAAATATTAATTTACTTGCAGGTAGAGTACAAAAAACATCTTTAGTGCCTGAACTAAAATTAACAGCACTATCACTGTTAGAGCTAGATATTACAGTAGTTCTTGCTAAATCAGAACTGTCTCCATCTAAAGTTCCAAGTCCTACTTCAAACTCTGCCTGGTCTTGGTGTGCTATACAATAATATACTGTATTAGAATTACCAATACCTGCAGCAAAAGTTTCAAAACCTGTTACAGCGCCACCAAGAGATACAGTTCCTGTACCTGTAGTGGTTGTTGTTTCTTTTACACGATCATTAATGACTAATGCCATTTAAATTTTTCTCCTATGCTAATCTTAGTATAGCGTTACTTGCATCTGCAGTTGGAAACTGAATTGTAAAAGTTCCACTTGTAGATGTCTTGTCTCCACCAAAATCTAAAACAGCTACTGCTTTGTTAGAATCAGAGCTATTATAAATTAAAGCTCCCCTTGCAGTAATTGTTGCAGATGTGAATGATATATCAGCAAAATCACAAATTGCAGTAGTACCTGATGTTGTTGGAGTTACACTAGTTAGTGTCCCACCACCAGAACTATATGTTCCAGAATTAGATACTTCATTACTTGTGCTAAATGCTGTTGTTGAAGCATCTAAAGAAGCTGAACTTGTGTAGAGCGCAATTTTAAAAGTGTCACCTGAGGTTGCAGTAAAATTATGCGTACCCACAAGTAACTCTTGTTTAAAACTTGTGCAAACAGCTTGAGTTATCGACATTGTTTATCCTCCTTATGGATTCATTGATTTAATGGGGGTTCTTAAAGCCCCGTGCATATATTCATCTCTTCGGTGACGTCCTTGTTGCTCCATGGCTAACTCTTGAACTGCCCTCTGATATGATTGTTCGTTTATTTGCAGCATTTCTGCTGGTCCCTTTAAATATTTAAAGGCTTCGGCAAGACATCCGTACAACATGGCAGATTGAGCATTTGTGCTCAACCAAGTCTCAGTGTTTGTACTAGATAATCTTGTTGGTAATCTAGTAATTCCTAATTCAACATTATAAGCAGAATCTGGTGTCGGTGCAACTATTAATGAGTTGTGATCCCACCATGCCCAATATACAGGTGTCCCTGTAGCAGTTCTGTCAGGAGCATATTCAGTAATAAAACTGACATCTCTTTGTTCTAGAGAAGTTCTAGTTGGTGTTCCTGACGCTGGAAAAATTTGCATAGTTCTAATAGTCCCTAAAGATTCTGGAGTAGGAGTTGATCCACCTGGTAAACTTAAAAAAGGATTACTAGAAGCTAAATTAGCAGATTGATTAGATTTAAATACATCCAAATCTACCTCTCTAAATAATCTGTTTTCTACGTGTTCAATAAAATCATTTGTTATTGTTGATGTTAATACATCTGATCCTACCTCTGTATAATCTAAAATTTGTTGTGTTAGTTCTGCATAAGTTGTCATGATATACTCACCGTTACGTTATTAACTTTTATTCGCATTTTAATTACATTGTTTGTCTGTGGAACCATACTATTATTATTTTCAAAAAACATTTTCTCTCCTACTAATACTTCTACAGGTTCTACTCTATCAGGACTAGCATCTTGTAAAGCCTCACCATCTGCTTTATGTGTAGTAGGTTCTTCTTGAGGATGTTTAGCTTCAAACTCTGATTTGTGAACAAAAGAACCATTCCATTCAGTAACCATTTCTTTATATGGAAATTCCATGCCACTTCTATCAGATATTGCTTTTGAATATTTACCACTTGCGTATGCCATTACATAACCCCTATCTTAGGTACTATCTTTATACTAGAGCGAGTGCTATCTTCAGCAGAAGCTCTTTGCCACTCATCTTCATAAACTTGTTTTAATAATTGTATTCTATCAGGTGCTTTTTTCATTGCTATGTAATAAGATAGGCCTGCAACAAGGCAGGGTAAAAACCTAAACGGAACTTCTGCATTACCACTATAACTTCCTGCATCTTGTATTCTTGTTAATGCATAATACTTAAATGTGTCAGCTGCATCAGGTGTAGGATACAAATATAATTTTGGAGTAATAGATCTTTCCAAATAATATTGAGTTGAAACGGACTGTGTTGTTTTTTTGGATATATGTAAATACTCAGCTCGACTTAATCTTTCTAATTGTTTATCAACAGCAGTATCGTCTGCTGTAAATAAAACTGCTGAAAGTATATCTACTAAATCTGTATCTAAATCATATGAAGTTGTGCCTGCTGTAAGAGTTTTTGTTCTTTGTTCTATAGTCCAAAGATTTAACCCTCTGTTCGCCCATTCAGCAAATAAAAGATTTAAAGATCTTCTAGAAGTTTTTAAATCATAACCAGAACGCACTGAAAGACCACATCTTTCAAATGCTTCTGCAATGATCTCTTCTATACTTAGATCAAATGATGTTGTGCCAGAAGTAGCCATATATCATTAATAAATTTTTTGAAACTCTGCTATTATTGTGTACATATTTCCTGAATCAGCAGCTCCTGGTACTACAAGATTAACATCACTTTCATTGGTATTATTAGATTTATCAGCAGGTATTCCACCAAACTCTCTAAAATCCCAATATCCAGTTCCTGTTAAACCTATTACAGGAATATCTCCATCATCATCTTCTTCATCTAAACGAGCATAAGAGTCTCCTCCATCTCCGCCTTGACATGA